GGTTAGATTATGCTGCACCTGGTGAACCAAATACACATCTAGGATCTGAGAAACCAAATGAGTATCTCTCTCTAGCTTTGTATCTTACGTTACCAGTGTCAAAGTCACCTTCCATAGATGTTCTAATTGGTGATCTTTGGAACAACTTAAATCCATTTGGAATGTCAGTCTTGATAAAGAATGCATCTGGATCTGTTAAGTAGTGGTTTACAACATACCCCTCAGGAATCATGCCCATATTTCTTAGAGCGTTGATATCATTATCTGCTGTTGCAACTCTTAACTGTGACTGTGTTAGTCTTTCAGCTACGAATTGTAACTCAGAAGGAATGATCAACTTTCTTCCTTGAGTTGAAATTAATAAACCTCTCTCATCAGTAAATGCTGCGATATCAATCAGAGCTTGTTCCAATGAAGTTTCGTTGAGGTCAGCAGCAGTTGCTAATTCATTTGAAAGAGTTCCTGCTACAAGTGGGTGAGCAGTAGAGCAAAGTTCTACACCGTCACCACCAGCAAAGTTTGAGTCAAACGCATTGTTTAATACGTTTGCAGCTTTAACCTGCTTAGTGTTTGCCATGGAACGAGCAAGAGCTTTTGTGTATCTTGCTGAGATTCTGTCGTAAAGATTATCTTCAACAGCTTCCTCAGTGATTGCAAAACCTAGTGCAATTGTTTCATGTGTGTAACGTGCAGTGAAGGTTTCTGTCGCATTGTCATAGACAATTGATCCACCTTCTGATTTTACTCTAGCATTACCAAAACCTGATAACATTACTTCTTCTTCGAATGCACGATCAGAAGTTTCTGTTTCAAAGATTTCAGTATGCTCTGCATCATAACGTCCGTACTCCAGGCCGAATAAGGCATTCAAACCTGGCTCTAACTCTTTTACGAGTTGACTTCTAGATATAGCCATTATTTATCTCCTTATATGCCTGTTGTATCTGTTAGAGAATGTAAGTTAATTTTAACTTGGATTGCTGCATTTGCTGCAGTGTAATCTGAGTTATCAACATCAGTTGATAAACCTACAACTCTAAAGTTAGCGGCAGCACTTACTGCAAAACTGCTACCATCAATAGCAACGTTTGAGATTCCATCAATTGAGGAACCTGCACTATATGTTGCGATGTTACAGTTTGTACCGACTTGTGCTTGACCGGCGTTAGCGTCATCAACTTTAACCTCAAATATTACATTTGGGTCGTCGATGACATAAGCTTTGATGTCATCTGCTGCTATGCTTCCTGGGTAGTGATTACTCCAAGTAGGCTTTCCTGTAGTTGGATCAGTGTATTCGCAACCATTAAAAATACCAATAAGTTCAGCACCAGCAGTTGAACCGACATCAATAGCACCATTTGCGACCAATATTACTGGGTCGCCTTGATATATTGCGGATGCCTCGTTATTGCCGATTTTGTACTCATTCTGGCCTTGACCATTGTAAGCAGCACCGAGCATTTTAACGGGTCTAAATCCGTAATATCCAGCTTGATTTGCCATAGTTCATCTCCTTTATAATTATGTGCTCTTTTAGTTGTCCTTTTTAGAACCTCCAAAAGTAACACGACTTTGCCTATCACTATTGATAGGCATGCTAGGATGTTGTTCTCTTAGCGGATCATCTTCCCAAGCTTGAGTCTGTTGATCAGTCTTTCGCCTGTAGTGAGCATTACGCTCTGCGACTGTTTCCGCTGGAATTCTTGCCAATAGCAAGTCACCCACGCTGATGACACCCTCATAAGATTTGATGTTTCCGTTGTAAGCAGAGTAAAGACCTGCGGTATACTCATCAGCTCTGACGAGTTCCCAGCCTTCTCTGAGACGAGCAGTAATATTTTTTGTATCATCTGCTCCATTTACACGATGACGGAGCCATCTTTGCTTATATCCATCAGGACATGGCGGTGCGTCTAACTGAGACGGTGGAGTCCAAGGCTTTCTACGAGCCTCTTTTTCCCTTGTTTGTGCACTTCTTGGTGTTTTATTATCTGTCATTTTGTACCTCCTTAAACGTACTTAGCATATTCGCTCAAAGGGACTCCAAGCTTATTTGCTATTTTTACTTGACTAGGAGTCAACCTAACAGATTTGCGTCCACTGGTTGCAGACCTTGAAGCAGAAGCAACATTTTGGACGATTTTGTTACCTCCGGTAGTCTGATCCGAACCCTTCGAAAAGGATTCTGGAAACTTGTTTTTAACTCTATTAGTCAATTCATCATAATAGTCATCGGACTCTGTGTCAAATCCTTCTGCCACTAAACCACGATGTATTCTTTGAGCATAATCAGTCATTTCCTCATCTTGTCTGAACCAAGGATTCCTCTCTGCCCAGGCTAATGCCTTAGAAGAAGGTTGTGGTCTTACTTGTTGAGGTTGTTGAGCGTAAGCTTGTTGCTCTTGCTCTAACTGTTTTTGGAACTCTTCATACTCACGTTCTTTCTTAGATTTAGTTACTCTAATTCTTTCAGCTTCTAAATCTAGTTTAGTCAAAGCTTGACGTGCTTCTTCTTCTTTCTGATAGTCACCCGCTTCACGAGCAGCAATCAGATTTTGACGAGCAATATCCGCAGCCATTTTGTTTCGAACTTCACTTTCTGACATATAACCTTTGTCAATGTCATAAGTTTTTTTCTTAGCTTCGGATAATTCTTTTTGAACGTTCTGAGCAAACTGTAGAGCAGCTTCACGCTCTCTTTCAGCTTCTCTGAGTTTCCAAGTCATCTTGTCAATTCTTTTTTTGACTTTGTCGGAATACTCATCCATTTCATTTGACTGTTCTTCAACAGCTGGATTTAATGGATCCTTTTCTTCCGTTTTGATTTCTTCATAAGACTCTGGTTTTACTGTGCCGTGAGATTTATCTTCAATCTCAACAACTTGTCCGTCACCGGATACATCTAGATCAACCATTTTGTCTTTCTGTGCAGATGTTATTTCTGTTTGCATGGTACCTCCCATGTTAAAGTATTGTTAGTATGTCCTCTGGATTATCAACGGTACCGAGTATCTCGTCATCATTGAGTAACCTTACTTCCCCACCATCTATCTTCATTCTTGATCCTGCGTATCTGCCAAACACAACCCAATCGCCTTGTTTACACCAAGGACCATTAGGAAACTTTTCTTTATCCTGATATGCATCATCACCTACAGCTAACACCATAGCAACCGATGCAGTTAATTGAGAATCTTCCACTGTTTTATCTGTAAGAATAACTCCACCTTTTGTTTTTTCTTTTGCTTTAAAAGGAAGAACTAATATTCTCCAACCTACAGGTTTTGGTAATTTTTCTAATTCTTTACGATCTGCTTTAACCCCTTCAGAAGGGTTTTTCATTTTTTGTAATACGTCTTCAGGTACGTATAAAGTTTTAGTCATCAAATTTCTCCTCTTTTTCCAGCAGGCGAGAAAGCTCCTGTTGGCACATATCTAACATGTGTATCTTTCCTAAAATATACTTGTAATCTTCCATTTTTTCAACCCCTTGTGTTAGATTTTCAAATAATGTTTCTCTTGCTTTTTTTAATTCTTCTTTCAAGTTATAAATTACAAATGCGCTCATGCGTAGGCATTAACTCCTGGTATACGTTTTTCAAAAACTTTGTTACTATTACCTTTTGAGCAGTACCATGTTTGTTCAACACCTCTGTTTGCTCCAAAGTTAGGAACTTGAAGTTGTGTGAAACCGTCTTTGACTGCCGTAGCTACAGAATTAAGTAGATAATCATCACCGACCATTGTTCCGTTTTCTTTTAACTTTGGCCACCAATTTAAGATATCATCTTGAACTGCATCATATTCATGAGCACCATCAACCATGATGTAATCAACAGAATTGTCTTCAAACATATCTAATATTCTTTTCTCATCAGATCGTCCTTGGCAAACATTGACCATATTTCTACCAATAAAATACTGTAGATTATCTCGAAAGATTGATGAAAAATCTTTTGGTAATTTTATGTTTGCATGTTCAGTAGAACCTTCAAATGTGTCAACGCAGTATATTTTTACGTTTTCTTTATTTGCATTTACTAATGAAGTAGCAAGATAATGTGTAGAACGACCTAAGAAAGATCCAATCTCTACAATTTTACCCTCCTCTGGAATTTGATCGACAATGATGTCGTAGGTTTCAGAATAGTTAAACCATCCTGGTATTTTAAAATACGAATGTTTCATGTTAAGAATCCTTATTTAGTTATCTTAACTATTTGTATC